TCGAGGAGGAGGAACCTGCAGCGCCTCATATTGACGACGATGTGAAGAACTTCGTTGAAGCGGAGCGCAGCTGGTTCAATGAGAGCAACATAGACATGGTGGAGTTTGCCAAAGCCATGGAGATCGTGGAGCGTCGACGTGACCCTCAAGCGACTAGCGGCCAGGTGATGATGGCAGTGAAAGCCGCCGTAGTCCAGCAGTTCCCAGGGCGAGTGCCAACAGCACCTACGAAGCCAAAGGCGAAGGCGAAGCAGTTAAAACACTCCGCTGTTGAAGGCGGTACTGTATCAGTACCTCAAGGTGGTGTTCGTAAGTTCTCTGAGTTACCAAGCGAGGCCCGTCAGATCGCGGCGCAGTTTGAGCGCGATGGGATCATGAGCCGTAAAGACTATATGAAAGCATACAATGAGGGATTAGCATGAGCAGCGAAGATATTTTTGATGATATTGACTTTGACTTGGCGGACGATAGCTCAGAAGTTGACAAGGGTGACTTAGTAGGCGATACTGAGCAGACTAAGACAGTTGAACCTAAGTCGACGGCCTCTAGTAAATCAACAACTACTAAGCGCAAGAGCGGCAAAAAGTCCGGCAAGACGTCCGGCAGTGTGACTAGACAGCAAAAACGGGTGCCGATGCACCAACGTCAACCCTTATCGGTCTCAGGCCGAGACCCTAACTTTGAGTATCGTGTTGTTAACGATATCCCTGGTCGAGTCGACAGGTTCAAGCTAGCAGGGTGGGTTCCAGATGATAAAACTGACGTGGGCGACAATATCGCTGGAAGAGCATCGAGTATGGGTAGTACAACATCAGCACCTGTAGGAAAAGGCACTAACGGTATCGTTATGAAGATCCCTAAGGAGCTTTATAAGGAAGACCAGATGGCCAAACAACGTAAGGTGGATGAGTCCGAGGAGGCCATGCTATCCAGCACTGAAGATGCGATGAACGACGCAGCTGGAGGTAAGGCCGGAGAGTTCCGTGGTGAGATCAAACTCGGGTATGCTCAGTCCGCTAAACAATAATTTTTGTTGAGCGAGGTTAATGATATGGCTAATGCTGATCAACCGCGTGGTCTAGTACCTGTTAACGAACTTGGCGGGACGTTCTGCGCATCAGTCGGGGAGTATTTCATCCCTGCTACTGACTCTAACGCGATGTCTGTAGGTGATCCTGTGAAATACGCAGGTAGCGCAGACTCTGAAGGTGTACCAACTGTTGCTGTTGCGACTGCTGGTGATGCTTGTTGTGGTGTGATCGTAGGCTTCGTAGCTGATAAAGACTATGAAGATCAGACTCACCGTACTGCGTCTACTGCACGTTACGCACTTGTTGCTGACTCACCTGACCAGTTGTTCGTAGTCCAAGAGGATTCTGTATCGGCTACTTTAGCTGCTGCGGATGTGGGCTTGAATGCTAACCTGGTATTCGGTGGTACTAATACTACGACTGGTATGTCTGGTGTAGAGCTTGACTCTGACTCCAAAAATACTACTGCGACTCTTCAAGTCAAAGTGATCCGTTTGGATCGTCGTCCTGACAATGAGATCGGCGATAATGCTGATTGGATTGTTAAGATCAACAACCACCAACACGGTAGTCATACCGGTACAGCTGGCGTATAAGGAGACTGAATCATGGCGACAACTACAGGTGATATTGCTAAGTTCCTATACCCAGGGCTTAACAGCATTTTTAACACTGAGTATAGCGACTATCCGCTTGAGTTTAAGGACATCTTCGACGAAGTAAGTTCTGATAAAGCATACGAAGAGTACGCAGGTTTCGTAGGTTTGGGGCTTAGCCGAGTTAAGTCTGAAGGCTCTGGTGTGTTCTATGACAAGTGGAACCAAGGGTTCGTGCGTCGAGTGACTAACGTCGCTTACGCGCTAGGCTACATCGTTACTCGTGAGGCGGTTAAAGACAACCAATACATGAAAGCGACTAAGGCCAAGACCAAGGCTCTTGCACGTTCTGAGCGGCAGACCAAAGAGACTGTAGCAGCTAACATCTTGAACCGTGCGTTCAATAGCTCATACACTTACGCAGATGGCGTTGAGCTATGCTCAACTGCTAAGTTGACTAAATCTGGACTTACTTACCAGAACGAGTTGACTACTGCTGCTGACTTGAGTGAAGCTGCTATCGAGCAGGCTCTGATCGACATCAGTAACCTCACTGACGAGCGCGGCCTAAAAATCGCAGTTCGTGGTATGCGGTTGATCATCCCAACTGAACTTCAGTTTGAAGCGACTCGCATCTTAGAGTCTACACTTCAGAATGATAGCGCCAACAACGCTGTCAACGCACTGAAGAACATGCGGATGGACGTGTCTGTGAACCACTATCTGACTGACTCAGATGCCTGGTTCATCAAGACTGACGTACCTGATGGTATGATCTACCAGAACCGTGAGAACCCTATGTTCGAGAACGACACCGACTTTAACAGCAAGAACTTATTGTTCACCTGCTACAGTCGATATGCGTTCGACAGCCCAGACAACCGATCTATCTTCGGATCACCGGGCGCGTAACATGACGGGGGCTTCGGCCCCCTAATTCTTTTTTACTGGGAAGGAGTAAAGAGATGACTGTAAGCTTTAACGAACCTATCAAACATGCTCGCAAATCACCTAACAAATATGGTTATCGCCATAATTTTGCTATGGTCCCATCTGCTGAGCAGGTCGTATTTCATGACGACTTCACTCAAGACGTTGCCAGTAACCTACCAACAGGTTGGGACGCTGCGATCATCGACACTGGTGCTACAATCACTCAAGCCGCAGCCGATGGCTTTGAAGGTGGTGTGATCAAGATCACATCTGACGGTACTACTGAAGGTGCTGCTATCTATTTGCCTAAGCAGATCCAACTTAGCGATCAACGGTTCTTCATGGAATGCCGTGTTTACACCGAAGATGCTGATGATACTGACTTGCAGTTTGGCCTAACTGACTTAACAGCTACCACTAACCCTGAAGATCTGTGGACTACTGCAAGTGCGGATGTAATCGCTTTCGGTACTCTCGATGGGGATGCTACTGTCACAATGTTATGTGATAAAGATAACTCAGGTTCAGCAGCCAACCTTGGCTCTGTGGACTTATCTGATGCTACATGGCATACATTAGCTATCTTAGTTGAAGGTAACTCAACAGACGGTAATATGACAGTTCGCGGTTACGTGGATGGTACTCTAGCACTCACTTGGGATGTAGAGACAGAGATTCCCGATGATGTGATCTTAGCTCCGTTCATCGGCGCTCGTACAGGCGGTGATGCTAACCATGATGTTTACGTTGACTACGTAAGGTTTGCTTTCGAGCGTACTTAAGAGGTGATTTATGCCTAGATTGAAAGAGATAGACATAGACCCTGTTGCTGTAGATGACGATGGTATTGTAGTAGCTGAGACGCTAGGTGCTGCAGGTGACTTCACTATTGGGGGTGCTTTAGCCTCGAACGGTGCAGTCACCTTCGACTATCCCAGGCAAATTATTCAGACCACAGTCGGGAATGAGTCCGCAAGGACGTTCACGATTACAGGTACGGATGAAGATGGTGTAGCGCAGACATTAGCGATGACAGGCTTGAATGCGACCACAGGTGAGACAGCTGAGTATTGGTCTACTGTAACGCAAATAGCTTCTGACGACGCCACTGTGAACGATGTTAAGTTCGGCACTGTTGACGAGATTCAGACGAAGACGTACCCACTAAACTTCTATTCTACTGAAGCAGCTACAGTCTCTGTAGATGTGACAGGTACGATAGACTTTACAGTGCAGGAGACGTTCGAGTCTCTACTGGACTTATCAAGCCCTGCAGTCAACGCCACTTGGGCGGATGTCTCGGCGCTGGCGGATAAGACAGCTGATACTACAGCAGCAGTATCTAAGAACGCGACAGCTGTTCGGATTACCGTCAATAGTTACTCCAGTGGTGCGGAGCTTCAGGCTCGGATCATACAGAGTCGGCCCTAATGAAGCATCAGTTCTCAGCAGCAAGACGGAACAGCGGGCGATCACGTAGTCGGGATATGGAGAGTTACTCTGTACAATGTGATCGCTCGGGGTTTCGTGCTAATGCGTCTGATTGTGTCTTAGAGTGGAACGGTAAGTTCGTACTGAAGGAGTTCTCTGAGCAGAGGAACATTCAAGAGTTCTTGAAAACGCCAAGGGAGCACACCAACGTACCTATCGCGAGACCTAGAAGTACCGACCTAGAAGTTACACAGTCCGATCCACCTGATTGGGCTTCTTATTGAGGTGAGACATGGCGTTTTCAGGCAGCACCGATTTCAGTTACACCAGAGATCAGATTATCAAGGCTGCGCTGAGGAAGTGTCGAGCTTATGATCCTGATGGTGGCGCACCAGAGGCTTACCAGACGCGAGATGCTGCTGAGGCATTAAACCTTATCCTGAAGGAAGTTCAGACTCAGGGGGCGCTCCTGTGGGTTCAGGTGGAGAAAGAGCTTAACCTTGCGAGAGGTAAGCGCACTTACACCATAGGACCATCTGGCGATCTCAACACTGATCGACCCATCCGCATTTATAACCCTCGTCGATACCAGATATCAACAAAAGAGTCTGTGCCTGTTGACACGTACGGGCGAGCTGACTACAACCTTTTGACGAATAAGTTCACTACAGGTGAGGTCAGTGCGGTCTTTTATGATCGAACGATCACCCAGGGCACACTTTATGTCTGGCCTGTACCGAACGACTCCAAATATAAACTCAATTTTACAGCTGAAGTGCCCCTACAAGATTTTGACGCATCGGGTGATGATGCTCATATGCCTTCGTATGCCTACGAGTACTTCGTGTGGGCATTGGCGGCGTCGGTAGGTTCTGAGTATGGTCTACCACTGAATGAGATCGGGTACTTCGAGCAGAAGGCAGCTCAAAAACTCAATAACTTATTAGACTTCGAGGAGGAGTCTGATGGGTTCCAGATTATCCCTGACTACTCGTCGTACCATGGGGGTGGCTGATGCGTGTGCCGTTCTTAGGTCAGTCGTACGAAGGTAGAACACCCTACGTAAGCGCACAACGTAGTATCAACCTAATGTTCGAGAAGGCTCCAGAGGATGCTTCATCTGTAGGGACGATGGTAACGACCCCTGGAGAAGTCGCTTGGGCTACTGCAGGATCTGGCGCAGGTGCTCGTGGCATCCATGTGATGTATAACGAGCTATATGTTGTCTACGGCGACACGCTATACCATATCGACACAGGTGGTACGACGACGACCATCGGCATCGTGGAAGGTACTGAGAGAGTTGTGATCGCCAATAACGGCACTCAGATGGTCATCGTGTCGGACGAGAAGACATATTACTACACTCGCACCACCAGCACTTTCGCTCAGATCACTGATACAAGCTTTCTCCAGGCCACTTCTGTTGCGTATATGGACGGTTACTTCGTCTTTACGCAGTACCAGACGAACCAGTGGTTCATATCTCCGCTGATGGACGATATAACGGGTGAGGTAGACTTCACAGCGTTTGATGCAACTGATCGAGCCAGAGCGTTTACATCACCGGGCAACTGTGTGGCGGTAGTGGCCGACCATAAAGAGTTGTGGTTCTTTAAGGAAGACGACTTCATAGAGATCTGGCAGAACACCGGTGAGGCAGACTTCCCGTTCTCCAGGTTGGGTGGGGCGTACATCCAACGAGGCTGCAAGCTCAAGCACACCATCACCCAGAACGACAACACACTGATCTGGGTTGGTGAGGATAATATTATTTATAGAGCCAATGGCTATATCCCGGAGCGAGTGTCGAACTTCGCTGTAGAGAACGAGATTGCATCCGCGTCATTCACGAACGATATGTTCGCCCAGACATGGGAGGAGCGAGGTCATAAGCTCTACGGCATCTGGTTGCCCTCCGAAGGGAAGACACTGGTACTAGATCTTGGCACTG